ATGATTATTAGAAGTTTAAATACAATGGAAAAAATTATAAATAAAAATAAAAACCTGTTGTGGCGTGGTTGGGATGTAATTGATTTAAAAGAATCAGACGTTGCTAAAACATCTCCTATGGGCATTAGAGTAAAAGATAAGTGGTATTTGCATAGAATATATAAACCTGGTCGTAATGGTTGGGACATACCAAATAAGTATAAGGATTAATCTTGAAGCAGCATTTGTGGAAAGACGAAGCCTTGTGTTTAGGAATGGACAACAACGCATTTTTTGATAAGTATGAAGATCACGAAGGATCTAGGAAAGATATTGACGCACTTTGTAAACAATGCCCAGTAAAGAAAATATGCTTTGCAAACGGTATATCTGGAAAAGAGTGGGGCGTTTGGGGTGGAGTATACTTAGAAGGTGGAGAAGTTTCAAGAGAATTTAATAAACACAAAACTAAAAAAGACTGGTCAATTACTTGGCAAGCACTAACAATGGAGTAATGATGATTATACAAATAATTGGATTACCTGGTTCTGGTAAGACGGAACTGGCAAAAGCATTAAAAGAACGCATTAACGCTATCCATCTTAATGCAGATGAAGTACGTGCTACAGTTAATTCTGATCTTGGATTTACCCCAGAAGATCGCATAGAGCAGGCACGACGCATGGGGGAAATGGCAAGACTTATTGCCAACCAAGGAGTTGCCCCAGTAATTGTAGATTTTGTTTGTCCAACAGATGCGACAAGAGAAGCATTTGGTAAACCAGATATTTTAATTTTTATGGATACAATTAAAGAAGGCAGATTTAAAGATACAAATAAGATGTTTGTAGCACCAAAAGAATTTGACTTTATGTTTTCTGATCATGAAAAAAATTCATACGAAAAAGCAAGTTTAATTATTTCTTTGTTTGAATTACATGATTGGTCTGCACCAACAACACTTATGCTTGGTCGCTATCAACCATGGCATGAAGGACATCATGCTTTATATTTACAAGCGGGAATGCGAACAAATCAGGTATTGCTTGGAGTTCGTAATACATACAATACAAGCGAGAAGGATCCACTTAGATTTGATCAGGTAAAAGAATATATTGCTAAAGATAAGTTCATGGACGGATCAATGGTTCTTAGACTTCCAAACATTACTAACATTGTATATGGCAGAGATGTAGGGTATAAAATTGAACAAATAGATTTGGGGGCAGACATTCATGCTATTTCGGCTACTGAAAAACGTAAAGAATTGGGTATCTAGTTTTGGTGAAGGAATTGCAGATGCAGAAGACAGGATGGTAGCATCTATGTACATGGACAAAGATGAACGTAAGTAAACAAAGATCAGCATTAAAGGCTATGACATGGCGTGTTATTGGCACAGCAGATACCTTTGTTATCTCTTGGGCAATAACCAAAGAGCCAGTTACGGCTGGTGCAATTGCAAGTTTTGAGGTATTTACAAAAACAATCCTTTATTACTTCCATGAGCGTGGTTGGAATAAAATACAATGGGGTAGAAAGTAATGTATACGAACGAAATGCGTAGGGCTGTGCATTCAATTACACCTCCTAAAGGATTTGGCGTAGAGATTATTGACAACGAACACTTTCTTACTATAAAATTAGATGAATATAAATTTTTAAAAATGTTACATGATGAAAAAATAGCAGCACTTCAGTATGTAGTACAACTAAAGAATGCACTAGAAATAAACGGTGCTATCGTTTTAGTAACTAGGGAGGCAGTAAAATGATAAAGCAGATTGGCCTGTTTTTTATTTGTAAGATTAAATCACATAGTCTTGTTGACGCTGGCTCTTGTCCGTTTACTGGTAAGAATTATGCAGCGTGTCTAAGATGTGGAGCAACAATAACAAAATGAAAAAGAAAATAATTATATTAATATTATCAGCAATATCTGTTTCTATTGCAATGAATTTATTTTTTGCCTCAAGGCTTAGTAAGTTATCAGACTTAGATTTATTTGACATTGAGGAAGATGACTTTTAATGTTAGCCAGAATGGGGTACAATAGATAGTATGGAAATGATCCTTTTGATATTTTTTGCTACCCTGTCTTTTTCCTTTGGACTATCCTATTGGGCTACCTTTGATAAATTAAAAAAATCTAATCTACTATTGGCTGAACTTTTTATAAAAACCAGGGCACTTGAAGAATTAAACTCTCAAGTAAACAACGGCATTAGTATGTCTGACGACACAATACATAAAGAAAACTTTATAAAGTTTCTCTCTGAATCAAGAGATTGGGCTTTTGAGTACATTGAAAAGTCACAGCAAACCATTAAAGAGGTTTCAGATGAATTAAGGATAAAAGGTTTGGACAACTATTCTGATAGACTTTTAGCGCTTTTACCAGAAAACAATACTAAATGAAATTAAAAAACAACAAGGTACTCTTTATACCAAAAGATAAAGATACAGAAATCTGTATTCCAAGACCACAATCAAGCAAAAAATATATTCCGCAATGGTTTAAGGATATGCCAATAGACGTTCCAACTATAGATGGATTGGGAGCAGACTTTACTGCTAAAAAATGCATACCGTTTTTAGATTCATTAACTTCTGGCTATACGCAAGAACTTCCATGCGATGTATGGTTTGATTGTAATACAGAAGAAGATGACCCAGAAATTATTTACAAATGGAATGGTGGATTTAGACCAATCTCAACTAGAAGAGAAAACACCAGATCATCAAACTCTATGCCACATTTTCCTAATTACTACAAGACAGAATTTCATTGGAACACTTTCTGGGAACCAAAAACTCCAACTGGATATAGTACTTTATACTTTCATCCAGCGAATAGATTTGATTTACCATTTATGACGCATAATGCCATCATTGATACAGATAAGTGGTCAATTACTGGACCTGTTCCGTTTGTTTTAAAAAAGGGTTTTTCTGGAGTAATTCCTGCTGGAACTCCAATGTATCAAATGATTTTTATTAAAAGAGAAATTTGGAATTCAGATGCATCAGAGTACGATGAAAAATATGCAAAAAGTACAAATTATTCTGTACGCAGGCTCCTTACTGATGGATATAAAAAACAGTTTTGGTCAAAGAAAGAGTATAACTGATGAAAGAAATCTTATTATCAGTATTAACAGGTTTTGGATGTGGTGTAATATTTGCTGCGTTCAAATTACCAGTCCCAGCACCACCAGTTTTTGCGGGAGTCGCAGGAATTATTGGTCTATGGATTGGGTTTACAACAATAACACAAATTATATCCTAGGAGGAATAATGAATAACTTATTAAATGATAAGACAAAGGCAATGCTAGCATCATATGGACGATCTGTTCTTGGTTCAGTAATTGCACTTTACATGGCTGGCGTAACAGATCCAAAGGATCTATGGGCTGCACTAGTTGCTGCTTTAGCGCCCGTTGCATTGAGAGCGCTTAATCCTAATGATAAAGCGTTTGGCGTATTGCCAAATACTGGTGCTGTTTCAGATGCACTTAGCAAGATTGTACCTGTTAAGAGTGCACCAAAGAAAAAGGCTGCTAAGAAAAAGTAGTTTAATTATAGAAGATGGGTCTAAAATTATATTAGGCCCATTTTCTAATTAAAAGGAGTAAAATGAAAAATTTATTAGTTGTTATGCCAACATATAATGACGAACCATACATTGAAAGAGCAATAAATAGTGTTATCAATCAAACATTTAAAAATTTTAAATTGTGCATTGTAAATGACTGCTCTACTGATGGCTCTTTACAAAAAATAACTCCATATTTAAAAAACAACAATATTGAATTAATAAATAATATTAAAAATGGTGGCTGCTTTTATAGCAAAAATGTCGGAATAAGCCTATTAGAAAAAGAAAATTTTGATGTTTATACAACACACGATGCAGACGATTTTTCAGATTCAACAAGATTTGAAAAAATAATGAAAATTTTTGAAAACGATGATGTTCTTGCAGTTCAAGATTATGATTTAAAAATTGGTAATACACCTCCAGAATGGCTTTCAAAAGTTGGACAATTAATACCAAATCACGCTCATGCTTTTTTTTCTAAAAAATCATTTGAAATATTTGGATATTATGATAATTATATGTGTAGTTCTGATACAGAACTTTGGCACAGAATTTTAAGATATACTAAAATGAATAAAAAATACAAAATTAAAACTATAGAAGAGTTGTTGTATTATTCTCAAATAACAGAAAAAAATATGACAGTAAGGATGGGAATGGACATTAGACAGCCACACTTTAATAATTATGCAAAAAAAATTAATCAAATGAAAAATGATCAAGACTTTTATAAACCATTTTTTTCTATTGATGAGGCAATAAAATGAAA